AATACTAAACAGTATAAAACATTTGAAGAAGACACAGTTAAACTTGCAATTGAATCTGGTTTTAAACATACAGACACTTGGTGGTTATCTTTATCAACACAACAAGGTAAACAAGAACAAGGCTCATTAGATGGCACAACAGAAGTCAAACAGAAACAACAATACATGGGTGAGTTTACTAGACCTGATATTGCAGGTAGAAAATTTGAACCTACATTTATATTTCAAAAATGATAAAGAAAAAAGATTATGAAATAATTAAAACTTTTATACATATGAGTATCGTACCCATGAGTGTAAAAAAGTTATGGTTTGCAGATAAAAAATTTAAGAAATGGTTTGAAAATGAAAGTAAAAGACAAAAGATTTAAACATCAACCAAAAAGTGTTGCATTAGTAACCGGTGGTTTTGACCCAATACATTCAGGTCATATTCAATATTTAAAAGCTGCAGCTGAATTTGCAGATTATTTAATTGTAGGTCTAAACTCTGATGAATGGTTAACAAGAAAAAAAGGTAGACCATTTATGCCTTTTGAAGAAAGAGAGGCAATTCTAAATGAGTTATTAGTAGTAGATAAAGTTATATCATTTGATGATGAAGATAACACAGCTTGTCATGCAATAGAAATGGTAAAACACTTATATAAAGACCCATTTAATAATTCATTTCATACACCGATAATTTTTTGTAATGGTGGTGATAGAACAACCGATAATGTGCCAGAACAAGATAGATTTAAAGATGATGAATGGGTGTCCTTTGAGTTTGGTGTAGGTGGTGAAAACAAAAAAAATTCTTCAAGTTGGATTTTAGAAGATTATAAAAATGCAAGAACAGAAAGACCTTGGGGATATTACAGAGTAATACATGAGATAGGTAAAGAAATAAAAGTAAAAGAATTAGTAATAGAACCAGGTAAAGAATTATCAAAACAATATCATAACAAAAGAAATGAATTGTGGTATGTTATGAAAGGTGAAGTTGTCATGAATGGTATTGTTCAAAAAGAACATGGGCCAGCATTTCTAATACCGAAAGAATATTGGCACCATGCAAAAAATGTTTCAGATAAACCATGTCATGTTTTAGAATGTCAATATGGGGAAGAATGTGTAGAGGAAGATATAGTCAGACAACCCCTAAATGAGAATGAATCTCAACAAGAAGACAAACCTAAGCGTGGATTATACATTGGTCTCAGACATCAAGAAGATGATGGTTATTGTGATTAATATGCACTAAAATAGTGCATTAAAAAAGTAAAAAATAGCTTGACAAACATCCCAAGGTATCCTATAATCCATGTATACACTAACACTATGGAGTAAACTATGAAAATTGCAAATAAATTAACAGAATCTATGATGACAGCTTTAGAAGAAACAAAAGTTGAAAATAAATTAAATGAAATACAGGGATTGACATTCATGTATGCTTTGATGAAAGGAAGAAACTACACTAAATTTCATGAAGATAGTTCTTATATAAAACAGTAAAATAATTATGCCAAAAAGTATGCATTTGGTTCCAGGCATGACTAGTCTGAATACCAAGAAAGCAAAAGTCAAAATTACGAAGACCAGAATGCTCGAATTAAAAGAAGAGCATAGACTTCATAATAAGAAATACAAGAAAGACCCACATCTAGCACCTCTCATGGTGATGGATTTTGACACATATCTAAAATTCAGATTCGGCAAACTTAAACACAAGAAGAAAGATAGAGGCGTATATCAAGGCGAACCTATGCCACATAATAGAGTATCAGAAGTTAGAACAGAAACTAAAGTAGAACCTCATGTATGTGCGAAGAAAGAACCTAAAGTATATGATGGTGAAAGAAAACTTATCGGTATCGGCATATTACACAAGTCAAATCTTGTACCTATTTTTGATGAAGAACATGCGAAAGATTTATCAAAGATGAGAAGATAAAACCGACACAAAAATTTCATAAAGGTTTAACACAAATGTTAGACCTTTTTTTATAAGTATTAGTATGAAAAAACTTTTAATTATACCACTTTTATTAATCAGCAATCTTGCAATCTCAGGTCCCTATCTCATGTCTAAACATGAATTTAAAATGAAGGACACAAATTACGATAAAACAATTAATCATATTAGATTCGGCAATTCTTGGAAAACAGAGAGTGGCCTAAAATTATATGGTGAAGTTGGTGTCGTAGAAAGTGTACCTCATGGTTCAAATATATTTGACGGAGACGCTGGGTCATCATATGAATTTGGATTTAAGAAAAAAATTACAGATTCATTTACTTGGAAAGGCAAATGGGAAGGAGTTGAATTACCTAATTCATCAAACTCACACAAGATTGAGATTAAAACTAAGTGGAAATTTTAATAAAAATAGTTGCATGGGCTGTTATGGCATGGATTTTATTTCTAGTTGTCATAACATTAGCACATGACTTTGGATTTATAACTAAAAATTCAGACATCACTACCAACATGTATATCTATTCTACAATCTTTGGGTTAGGATTAAGCTTGACATTTTTTGATTTTTAAGATATAATCCATTATAAATAATAGTAGAAGTTGCCATAATGGGACTTCTATAAAACTTGCTTAACAAAGGAGGAAACTATGACTAGCTATCCATTTAGTTCGTTACATCCATATACTATTGGTTATGATGATATATTCAAACATTTTGAAACACTATTAGAACATCAACAACCAAACTATCCACCATACAACATAGTCAAGACAGGTGATTATACACATTGTGTTGAAGTTGCATTGGCTGGTTATTCTAAGTCAGAAGTTGAGGTAATCGTTGAAGATAAAACTTTAACAATTAAATCATCTGATTTACCTGGCAAAGATAAACCGAAGGATACTGTGGTTCATAAAGGCATTGCTAAAAGGGCATTTAAAAGAATATTTACCCTTGCAGATGATGTAGTTGTAAATGACGCTGTTTTGAAAGATGGTCTTCTTAGAGTGGAACTTGAAAGAGTTGTACCTGAAGATAAGAAACCAAGAGTAATCAAAATTAAGTAAACATTAAATGCCAACCAGCATTGACATTTAGTGCTGGTTGGTATATAATTAACACATTATTAACAATTGAGGTTTATATTATGCAAATATCAAGTGATACAATTAATGTCTTAAAAAACTTTTCCGACATTAATCAAAACATACTCGTTAAAAGTGGTAAAACTTTAACAACAATATCAACAATGAAAAATATATTAGCAGAGGCAGAGATATCTGATGACATGCCACAAGAATTTGCTATATATGATTTACCAGAGTTTTTGAGAACAATTGATATGTTTTCAAAACCATCATTAAACTTTGAAGGTGAATCACATGTAGAAGTCGTTGAAGGCAAACAGAAAGTCAAATATTTTTTTGCTGATAAATCAGTCATTGTTGCACCAACAAAAACAATAACTATGCCAGACACTTTTGTATCTTTTACATTTACAAAAGATATGTTTGAAAAAGTTATGAAAGGTATTAACACATTAGGTCTACCTGATGTTGCAGTTGTAGGTGATGGCACATCAATTAAAATGATTGCTACTGATAAGAAGAACAAATCTTCTAACACTTATTCTGTGGACATTTGTGAATCTGATAAAGTGTTTACCGGATACTTCAAGGCAGAAAATTTTAAAATGATTACTGATGATTATGATGTTGCAATATCATCACAGAAAATCAGTCATTTTGTGAATCGTACTAGACCAGTTAAATACTGGATTGCACTAGAACCAGATTCAACATTTTAATTTTAACTAACTTGAGGATTATATTATGGCACAAGATTTCTTGTGGGTGGAGAAATACCGCCCAAAACAAATCAAAGATTGTATCTTACCAGAAGATACGAAGAAAACTTTTAGTGAGTTTTTAAAACAAGGCGAAATACCTAATCTATTATTATCAGGCACAGCAGGTACAGGTAAGACTACCGTTGCTCGTGCATTGTGTGAAGAATTAGGTTGTGATTACATAATCATTAATGGTTCAGATGAAGGTCGCCAGATTGATACATTAAGAACAAAGATTAAAAACTTTGCAAGTACTGTATCTCTAACTGAAGACGCTAATCATAAAGTAGTAATCATAGATGAGGCAGACTATACAAATGCCGATTCAGTTCAGCCTGCTTTAAGAAACTTCTTAGAAACATTTCATGCAAATTGTAGATTCATATTTACATGTAATTACAAAGCAAAACTTATCGAACCACTTCATAGTAGATGTACTGTTGTAGACTTTAGAATCGTAAATGGTCAAAGAGTTAAAACAGCAACAGCATTTATGGAAAGATGTTCTAAAATATTAGAAGATGAAGAAGTACCTTTTGATAAGAAAATACTTGCAGAATTAATTCAAAAACATTATCCTGATTTTAGAAGGACAATAAATGAATTACAAAGATATTCTGTAAGAGGTAAAATAGATAGTGGTATATTGTTCTCTATGTCTGAAGTCAGTCATAAAGAATTATTATCATCACTAAAAGAAAAAAGATTTAACGATATGAGAAAGTGGGTCGTGCAAAATCTAGATAAAGAACCAGCGTTCTTGTTTAGAAGTATCTATGATGTGCTTTATAAATCGTTATCGCCAAACTCTATACCACAGGCAATATTAATAATCGCAGGTTATCAATACAAGGCAGCCTTTGTCGCTGACCAAGAGATTAATATGGTCGCTTGTTTAACAGAGATTATGGCAGGATGTAAGTTTAAATAATGTATGAGTTAAAAGATTATTTAAACGCTATCAATTTTTCTAAAGAAAAACTATTAGATACTGATGATACAGAGTGGACAAAGAAATATCCACCCTTTGTTATCAATAAATGTTTGTCTATGTTTTATGATTGTATTGCACAGGCAAATGAGATGAATGGTTACCACTTCTTAGATAAAGATGTTCAATTTAATTTTTTCATAAATAGTATAAGAAAAAAGAAGCGATTTGGTGGTAAGTGGCTAAAACAAAATGTTTTAAAAGATATAGAGTATGTCAAAGAATATTATGATTATAGCAACGAAAAGGCAAGAGAGGCCTTATCAATACTAACTAAAGAGCAAATTGAATTAATAAAACTATCTATTGATAAGGGTGGGAGAAAGAGAAAATGAATGATGAAATAGAATGGAATCCAGATAACATGCTCGAAGTTACAATTAAACAACCTGATGATTTTCTAAAAGTAAGAGAGACACTAACTAGAATAGGTGTTGCAAGTCGCAAAGACAAAACACTATATCAATCATGTCATATATTACATAAACAAGGTAAATATTATATTGTACACTTTAAAGAGTTATTTGCATTAGACGGCAAGACAGCAACACTATCTGAAAATGATATACAAAGAAGAAATACAATTGCTATATTGCTACAAGATTGGAACTTAATTGACATAACTAAAAAAGAGGAATCTGAAAACAAGGCACCTCTAAGTCAGATAAAGGTTTTACCTTTTAAAGAAAAACATGAATGGATATTATCAGCAAAATACAACATAGGCAAAAAAGTAGAAGATGAAAGTACCAAGTTTTAATGAATTTATTAGTGAGGCAGTTGAAAATCCTAAACTAGTAATCATAACAGATGAACCTGAACAGGCAAAAACTTTTCACACGGCAGATAGACTTCAACAAGAGGCAAAAAAGTTAGGGTGGAAATATTACCTGTATAAACTTACAGGTGGGTATACATCAAACGAAGATAACATTAGAAGACTACACAACAAAGATGATAAAAAAGGTTTTGTAATTGATAAAAATACTATTGCGATATTTAGAGGTTCAGTTGTTCGCAGAGACAGTTGGATGGATATTATATCTATGTTTGAAAAAGATAAAGTATGTTGTATCAACAGTAGAGACTGTATAGAAATATGCACAGACAAATATAGAACATCTATCAAACTTGCTGATTATGGTTTAAGACAACCTAAATCTTCACTAATAACAGATAAAGAAAATGCCTTAAAGGCGTTTGAAAATTTAGATACAGACTTTCCTGTAATTATGAAAACATTACGAGGGTCAAAAGGTGTAGGTGTACTATTCATAGAATCAAAAATAGGATTAGATTCTATCGTACAGTTAATTAATAAACAAGATGAGGATGCCGATTTATTAGTACAAGAATATATTAAGACAGACTATGATGTTAGAGTATTAGTTTTAGGTGGTAAAGTTCTTGCAACAATGAAACGACCTGTAATCAAAGGTGATTTTAGAAGTAATGTATCACAAGGTTCAAAACCAGAAGAATTAAAATTAACAGAATTAGAAATAGAAGAATGTATCAAGGCCTCTAAGGCAGTAAATGGTTTATGGACTGCCGTAGATTTTATACCTTCAAAAGATAGAAAGAATGAACCACCATTTATGATTGAGGTAAACTCATCACCAGGCACAGAGGGTATGGAAGAGGCAACAGGTAGAAATATAAGTAAAGAAATTTTAGAATATTTTACAAATAAAAGAAATTGGGTACAGGCACCTTCGCAATGTGGGTATAAAGAAGTTATGACAATAAAACCTTTTGGTGATATTGTTGCAAAATTTGATACAGGTAATAGTGGCACAAATGTTATACATGCAGAGAACATGGAAGTCAAAGGTAAAAAAGTAACATGGTCTTTATATAACAAAACTATTACATCAGATATTATTTCTAAAGAAGAAATAAAAGTAGGTGGCCTAAGAGACTATGAAGAAGACAGATACTTAATTAAATTAGATGTGCAATTTGCAGGCACACTATATACAGATGTAGAGTTTACTCTAGATGATAGAGAAGACAGAACACATATATTATTAGATAGAGAATTTATGAATAGACTTAATGTCATGGTAGACCCTAGTAGAAAATATATAGTTACTAGTCCGTATAGCATTGACAAATAAGTTTTTTTATATTATAATACATTATTAACAAGTGAGGTAAATTATGGCAGATGTGAAGCTATTTCGTTTGACAACAGGCGAAGATGTAATAGGTAAAATAAAAGAAGAAATATTTGATGAGAATGGTATCTCAACACATATGATTTTACAAAAACCTTTTGTGATTATTCCACAACAAGAGGCACCAGGTAAACCTGTTACTCTAGGATTTCATCAATATATTCCGTATGGTAAATGTGATGAAGTTACATTTAAACAAGACAACATAGTTACAAGTGTTGACCCTAATGATGAGTTGAAAAAAACTTATCAGGCAAATACAGGTGGTATAGTAGAAGTAGAGAAACAGTTGATTACTTGATGAATTTTTATAAGAACATAATTGAATATAAAGGTAAATTATTTGTTCGTGGTATTCATGAAGGACAAGAGTTTCAAGAAAAGATAGATTTTAAACCTACTTTTTTTACTTTAACAAATAAGAAAACTAAACATACTAACTTACAAGGCGATTATCTACAACCAACACAGTTCGATAGTATTGTAAAGGCAAGAGAATTTAAAAAGAGTTATGATAACTCTAATTCTCCTATCTATGGTATGGAAAGATTTGCATATCAATACATTTCAAACGAATATAAAGATGATGTTGAATGGCAAAAAGATAAAATTAAAATCTTTACTATTGATATCGAAACAAGTTGTGAAGAAGGTTTTCCTGATGTAGATAATCCTGTTGAAGAAATATTGTGTCTAACAGTTAAGAATCAAACTAACAAACAAATTATAACATGGGGTACAGGTGATTTTGTAACTGATAGAGAAGATGTAACTTATGTAAGATGTAATTCAGAAAAAGAAATCATTAAAGAGTTTATGACATTCTGGATGAAAAACTATCCAGATATTATTACAGGTTGGAATTGTAAGTTCTTTGATATACCTTATCTAATGAATAGAATTATTAGACTAACAGATGATAAAGTCGTTAGAAACTTTTCGCCATGGAAGTATGTAGAAAAAAGAGAAGTCATTGTAAGAGGTAGACCTAAAACTGTATTTAATGTTATGGGTATTGCTATGTTAGATTACATAGACTTATATCAAAAGTTTATACCAACAAGACAAGAAAGTTATAAACTAGATTACATAGGTAAAGTTGAGTTGGGTATAGGTAAAGATGAAATGCCTTATGAAACTTTTAGAGAGTGGTATACAAAAGACTTTCAATCGTTTGTAGATTATAACATACAAGATGTAGAAATCGTAGATAAACTAGAAGATAAACTAAAACTTATTGAGTTGATATTAACAATGGCCTATGAGGCAAAAGTAAACTATGATGATGTGTTCTCACAAGTAAGAGTGTGGGATGTTTTGATTTATAACTTTTTAAGAAAAGAACACATTGTAGTGCCTGAAAAATCAGAGAAGATTAAAGATACAAAATATGATGGTGCATATGTAAAAGAACCTATTACAGGTATGCATAAGTGGATAGTATCGTTTGATATTAATTCACTATATCCTCATTTAATTATGCAATATAATATATCGCCAGAAAAAATAGTAGGTATAGATTCAGGTAGTGTAACTGTAAATAAATTACTTGCAAAGAAACCTAATCTAGAACATTTAAAATCTGCTAACTTATGTATGACACCTAATGGTGCAAGATTTAAAAGAGACAATGCAGGATTCTTACCTAGATTATTAGACAAGATGTATCAAGATAGAGTTGTCTATAAAAAGAAAATGTTAGAGGCAAAGAAGAAGTATCAAGAAACAAAAGATAAATCGTATCAAAATGAAATTGCAAGATGTCATAATATTCAATGGGCAAAAAAGATTGCATTAAATAGTGCCTATGGTGCTATCGGTAATCAATACTTTAGATACTATGATGTTAGACAGGCAACAGCAATTACAACAGCAGGTCAATTAGTAATTAGACATATAGAACAAAATGTAAATGAATACATGAATAAAGTTATGCAGACACATGATAAAGTAGATTACATTGTGGCATCCGATACAGATTCAATTTATTTGTGTTTAGATAAACTTGTAGAAAAAACATGTGAAGGTAAAGATACAGAACAGATACTAAAATTTTTAGATAAAGTTATTGAACAAAAGATAGAACCATTTATTGAAAAATGTTTTAATGAATTGGCAGATTATACTAATGCATTTCAACAAAGAATGGTTATGAAACGAGAAGTTATTGCCGACAAGGCGATATGGACTGCCAAGAAAAGATATATGTTGCATGTATTAGATGAAGAAGGTATTCGATATACAAAACCTAAAATGAAAATTATGGGCATTGAGGCAGTCAAGTCTTCAACGCCAGAAGTTTGTCGTGGTAAAATTAAAGAGGCAATTGATATTATGATGACAAAAGACAACGATACACTTATAAAATTTGTTGCAGACTTTAGAGAAGAATTTAATCAGATGACACCAGAACAAATATCTTTTCCTAGAAGTTGTAATAATCTAAGAAAGTATAGAAGTGCAAAAGATATATTTGTAAAAGGTACACCTATACATGTAAAAGGTGCATTGATTTATAATTATCAAATAAAAGAACACAAGATAGACCATATCTATCCTGAGATACAAGAAGGTGATAAAATTAAATTTATAAAACTAAAAGAGAGAAATCCTTTTAAGTATGATGTGATAAGTTATATTACAAAATTACCTAGAGAATTTAATTTAAATGATTTTATTGATAGAGATGTACAGTTTGAAAAAACATTTATTACTCCTCTATCATTTATATTAGAGAGTATAGGTTGGGAAGTTGAAAAGAAAGCAAGTTTGGAGGCATTTTTCGGATGAGCGAATGGCTAAAACAATATGCAAATAAAGATGGTTTACCTATCATGAATCAGAGTGAGTTTGAATATCACACAGATAGAATAGGTAAAGAACAATTTAGATTAGACTTGGCAGATTATATTGCAGAGAATAGACCTAAATTTCCTCTTAAAGTAATAGAAGAAAAAGATGTCAGAAAATTATTTAATGAATTAAAAAATGATGACATATGGAAGATAATAAAACCTTTAGAGAATATTGATAAAACAGTATTTGAAAAGTATGATGATTACAAATATCCATTTAGTAAACATGGTTTAGGATTGATAGACGCCCCTAGCACCTACAATTCTATTAGTAATTATTTTCATCAAGAGTTAAGACTTAACTGTGGTAGTTATGGTTTTAAAGCACCAATAGAAGTGTGGACTGAAGGCACAGCGAAAGATATCTGGAAGTGCCTAGGTCCTATTTGGCGTGGTATTAACAATATGAAAAAAGTTAATATTGATGGTGAAGAAAAACTTAGAGGTGGTGCATTGCATGAAGCAAGTTATATGAGTGCATTTAGATTAGGTACTTATATTGCAACACAATTTAAACCTAATGTTGCAAAGGCAATATATCATATGACAGACGCTAAAAAAGTTTTAGATACAAGTTGTGGTTGGGGTGATAGACTTGCAGGTTTTTATACTTCGGATGCCGAAGAATATATTGGTTGCGACCCTAATCCAAATACATTTCTAAAGTATTACAACCAGATAGAAACTTATGAAAAGTTTTTAGGTAATAAAGAACCTAAATTACATGCAGGTCAAACTACAAAAGATAGTCCTTCATTTATAGGCGTAGACGGTAAAAAGAAAGTTAGAATTTACAGATGTGGTGCAGAAGATTTACCATGGGATGAAATCAATAATGTAGATTGTGCATTTACAAGTCCACCTTACTTTAGTACAGAAGAATATAATAAAGGTGGTGAACATGAAGAAGACCAATCATGGTTTAAATTTAATGAGTATGAAAAATGGCGTGATGACTTCTATTTACCAGTCTCACTAAATAGTCATAAGAGTTTATCAGATAATGGTTTTCTATTTGTAAATATCATGGACCCAAAAATAAAAGGTACAAGATATTATAGTTGTGATGAATTAGTTGATTCTTTAGAAGATTATTTCATAGGTCAGATTGGCATGAGAATCATGCAAAGACCACAAGGAAATGCTAAGTTCAAAACAAAAGAAGAATTAAATGAATTTATGAATATGTTGTTCATAGAAAATGTATGGTGTTTTCATTCCGTACATTCTAACTTAGATTTATTCAGACATTCAAGAGTAACCACACTTGACAATTTTTTCTAGATGGTGTATAATGATTTTCATATTGAGGTAATATAATGAGTAATTTTTTAAAAGATATAATTAAAGAGACAGGCAATGAATATGCCACATTAGCGTCAGAAGGCGTAACAGGTGGTGATGTTGATAGTTTTATTGACACAGGTTCATATGCTTTCAACGCCTTATTATCAGGCAGTATATTTGGTGGTTTACCAGGTAATCGTATAACAGCGATTGCAGGTGAGGCCGCAACAGGTAAAACTTTCTTTGCATTAGGTGTATGTAAACATTTTCTAGATAAAGACAAGGATGCTGGTGTGATTTATTTTGAATCAGAAAATGCAGTATCAAAAGATATGTTAGAACAAAGAGGTTTAGATACAAATAGAATAGTTATCATGCCAGTTGCAACAGTTCAAGAGTTTAGACTACAAGCAATTAGAGTTCTTGACAAGTATCTAGAACAAGAAAAAGATAAAAGAAAACCTATCATGTTCGTGTTAGATTCTTTAGGTATGTTATCAACAACAAAAGAAATGGAAGATACAGCAGAAGGTAAAGAAACTAGAGACATGACAAGAAGTCAAATTGTTAAATCAGCATTTAGAGTTTTAACTTTAAAATTAGGTCAGGCAAATGTGCCAATGATTATGACTAATCACACATATGATGTGATAGGTTCTATGTTCCCACAAAAAGAAATGGGTGGTGGGTCTGGTCTTAAATATGCAGCTTCAAGTATTGTTTACTTAGGTAAGAAAAAAGAAAAAGATGGCACAGAAGTTGTAGGTAATATTGTACATTGTAAAAACTACAAGTCGAGAATTACAAAAGAAAATGCCATGGTAGATGTTAGACTTACTTACTCAAAAGGTCTAGACCAATATTATGGTCTGTTAGACCTTGCAGAAGAATCTGGCTTATTTAAAAAAGTATCAACAAGATATGAATTACCAGATGGCAATAAACAGTATGCAAAAACTATTAATAATGAACCTGAAAAATATTTTACCAAAGAAATATTAGAGAAGATTGATGAGTACACAAAACGAAAATTTACCTACGGTACAGAAGAATAAAAAATATGTCTTTGCACAAAGACAGCAAGATGATTACACCTGTATAAAACTTGTAGAAGACAAGTATAAAGATATCATATACAAATATGGTAATGTAGGTTTTAAACCAGTAGAAGATGATGAGAAGATGTCAGTTATCTTTGATTATAATATCGTAAGAAATCCTAATGATATAGATGTTGATACAGAAGAATTTATCAATTACATTGGCGATATTCTAATAGATTTAGTAGAAGAACAATTGGCAACAGGTAAGTTAGATTTGAAATTTGAGGACACGAATGAGTGATAGAATAGAAAGAATTATATTAAGAAATTTATTTTATAATGAAGACTTTACAAGAAAGGCATTACCTTTTATCAAGACAGAGTTTTTTACTAATCATAATGAATCAACATTATTCGGTGAAATAAATGAGTTTGTAAATAAGTATAAAAATTTACCTACAAAAGAAACCATACTTGTAGAATTAAATAAAAGAAAAGATTTAAAAGAAGAAGAATTATCTGAAATAAAAACTATTGTAAATAAACTTGATAATCAAGAAGTAGAATTACAATGGTTATTAGATACAACAGAAAAGTTTTGTAAAGACCGTGCAGTTCATAATGCCGTTCTAGAAGGTATTCAGATTCTAGATGGTAAAGATAAGAAACAAAATCCAGAAGCGATACCTAGTATTTTATCTCAAGCACTTGCAGTATCTTTTGATAATCATATCGGTCATGATTATATAGATGACGCTGAGGCAAGATTTGAGTTCTATCATAAAAGAGAAAAAAGATTTAAGTTTGATTTAAATTATTTTAATCGTATCACCAAAGGCGGTGTCCCAAGTAAAACTTTAAACATTGCACTTGCCGGCACCGGCGTTGGTAAATCATTATTCATGTGTCATGCGGCTGCTAATTGGTTGACACAAGGTAAAAATGTTTTGTATATTACTCTTGAAATGGCAGAAGAAAGAATTGCAGAAAGAGTAGACGCTAATTTATTTGATGTAACAATAGATGATTTACATGCAATGCCTAAAGACATGTATGAAAGTAAAGTTAAAAAGTTACAAAACAAAACACTAGGTCAATTAATTATTAAAGAATATCCTACTGCTTCTGCTCATAGTGGTCATTTCAGAGCATTACTAAACGAATTATCATTGAAGAAAACTTTTAAACCAGATGTCGTATTTATTGATTACCTCAATATATGTGCGAGTAGTAGATTTAAAGGTGGTAATATCTCATCATATTTTTATATCAAAGCAATTGCTGAGGAGTTAAGGGGACTTGCAGTTGAATTTGATGTGCCTATATTTTCTGCTACTCAAACGACAAGAAGTGGTTTTACTTCAACAGATATCGGTCTAGAAGATACGGCAGAATCATTTGGGTTGCCTGCTACAGCAGACTTTATGTTTGCTCTAATATCTAATGATGAGTTAGACCAATTAAATCAATTAAAAGTCAAACAATTAAAGAATAGATTCGGTGACCCAAGTATGAATCGTTCTTTTATTATAGGTGTAGACCGTTCTAAAATGAGACTATTTGATGTAGAAGCTTCTGCTCAAAATATTGTAGACAGTAATCAGACTGAAGAAGAAGAACAAATAGAACCAGAAGTTGCATACGATAAATTCTCTGATTTCAAGTTATAAATAGTAGCATGCCTACTATAAACAATATACCAGTATCGGATGCTGAATTTACAGCAATGCAAGAGCGTGCTACAGCATATATCTGTAAGCGTGCTTTTCAAGACAATAAAAGATTTAATTCAGTTGAAGATATAGTAAAAGACACAGTTACTAAAAAAGGTCTTGAAGAATTATTTAAAACAGGTGGTAAAAAATTATTTAAATTCAGTTTACCAATAGAATCAAAAACACCTGAAGATAAATGGTTAAATACTTTTTATGCTCAACAGAAAAAACTATTAGTAGAATTTTCAGGCGCTAAGTTTACAGTATTTAATAGAGATGGTGGTTTCATGAATTTTATATCAGAGTTGATAAATGATAAATTCGGAATATCACAAAAAGATAGGTGGGACCCTGCTGATATTTGGTTAATAGAAACTAAAGACAAGTATAGGGAAGTTATTAAAAAAGAATTAGAAGGGCCTAGTGGCACACAGAGTATAATTGAATTAAATGCTATTATGAAAAAACTTTTCAAAGAAAGAAAAGTTGTAGGTCTTTCATTAAAATTAATATCAGGCAAAACTGCTAGATATGAAGAAGTAAATGTTAGTGAAAAATTTTATGATAGTTTAAAAGGTTATGATTATACTTTAGGAGACATCACTTGTAAACTAGGAATAAAAAAAGATGGTACAGGACAATTTACTTTTGAAACCCAAGATTCAATTATAACATTAAAAGGCACACAAGGACCTGTTGCTAAATTTCAAATAAAAGGAAACACTACAAGTAGATTAGCAAATTTAAAATTTGAACCTACTGAAATGGGTGCAACATCAGCTAGATTAGGAAAAGCACCTTTAGAATTAGTGCAAAAACTTTCTAATTTTTATAACAAAAAATTATACAATAATAAATATCAAAATTTTCCACAAGATTTAAAACAATTTAATAATAGAGAAAATGAGTTTGCTACAATGTTCATGAATATAAAAGATAAAGTAACATCAATCAATGTAAATACAAAAGAAGAATTTATAAAAAACATGAGAAAAGTTTTTAAAGGAAAAACTTCACATATTGCAAATGTAAAATTAATGCAAATTTATTTTATTGACCAATTACTAAAATTAAAAAAGAAAGAACAAAATGAATATCTAACAGACTTATTATTTTTAGCACAGAAAAAAGGTAATAAAGTTTTTGACTTTGGTCCTTTCGGTAAACTGTATTAGTATTTTATAATAAAGTGAAACACGAAAAATAATTCGATATACAAGTTTTAAAACTACTAAATATAATCATACGCTTGGATTAAGAATATATCGTCCCTCTAAAAGTGTTTGGAATAGGCTTGACATTTTTAGTTCCTTACGATATAATCCAAGTATTAACCATTATGATAGGAGGAAAAATCAAATGGGACAAATATTACTTAATGCACGCTATCTTTTAGCACCGATTTTAATTATCGTTGCTGGTGCTGGTGTGTTAGTAGGTGGTATCATGGCTTGGTTAGGAGTAGCATTGCTATTCGTAGGTCTGCTAGTAGATATCGCTACTAAGTTTGAAACAACAGGTGTTGGGTATGATGAAAATGGCGAAACTTTAGGTTGGCCAACTTTCCAAAACCTAACAATGTATTTCATGTTACCTGTGTTCGTTCTTTTCCAATTAGTAATGGCATGGAGAGTTTACTCTTATATGTCTCTAGGTGGAGCTGAAGGTGCAGTAATCATGGAATTAATTCCTGGTTTATTAGTAATGCACGAAGGTATAACAGGTCTTAACCTGATTGGTGCTACATTATCTTCTGGTATCTTTATTGGTATCGGAATCATCTATGGTCACGAACTATCTCATACAAAAGGATTTGGATTCGTAATCTCTAGATTGATGATGGCATTATCTGGTTCAGCACATTTCTGTTACGCTCATGTGTACAATCATCACTTAGAACTTGCAAGTGAAGATGACCCTGCTACGGCGCCAAGAGGGCGTACAATTTATGGTCATTATCCACTTTCATATCTAGGTCAATCAAAATTCTTATACAACATGGAAAAAGAAAGACTTTCAAGAATGGGTGTACCATTCATTTCATGGCAAAACCGTTGGATTAGAGGTTATCTAATGGCTGTGCCAACAGTAGCACTTTTCTTTGCCGCTGGTGGTTGGATAGGTATGGCTTGTTTAGCAACAATTTGGGGTATCTCAAACTTTGAGCTAGAAGCACTTAACTATCTAGAACACTACGGACTTATCCGTGTAAAAGACCAACCAATTGATTACAGACACAATTGGGATAACTCAACTGCTTTCACAGCTTGGTTCTTTATTGAAATCGGCAGACAGGCAGACCATCACGACAGAGGAGAAACTCACTTTTGGGAACTTGAAAATGTCGGATGTCCAAACACAGGCTGGGGCTACTTTGTGGTATTCTTTATCGCATTAGTACCACCAATTTGGCATTGGTATATGAGAAAAAGATTGGCTGCTTGGGATGAGCATTTTGCTACAGAAGAAGAGCAAGCAATTGCAAGAAGAATCAACAAGGAAGTGGGATATGAAGGAACAGCTTTCGCAGGTGATGTATTGCAAGACGCTGGAAATGTAGACTTAGGTCTTCGTTCTGCTAAAAAATAAATAGATTTTATATCTAGGGAGAGGTCAATCTATAGACCTCTCCTAACTAATAGATGATATTATGAAAACAATTGACTTATTTACAATACCCCTTTTTCAATTTAACATTGAATCTACAAAAAAATTAATACCCGAGCTAACAAAATGTGCATATCATTTAGAATGTGAAGACACAGGTTTTGGTGGAGAATCAACACCATATGTTACAATGAAAGATGTACCTCTATATAAAGAGTTAGTTGATTTATTATTTCCCTCTATAAAACAAGCAATAGAAACACAATTTTATAATCCTAAGTTACAAATTAAAATAAATGATTCCTGTTGGTTTAATGTTCTTCGTAAGGGACAATTTTTAAATACACACTTACACCCTAATAGTGATTGGACATGTGTTTATTATATTAAATCCGATGAAAAATCAGGAATAGGATTTAAGAATCCAGATAGTTTTCAAGTACAATCTGATTATAAAAGTTTAAAGTTTAATCAATATAATTCTAGTGCAAGAGTTATATATCCAAAAACTAATGATTTTTTTATAACACCATCACATATAGAACATTGGGTAGAACCTAATAACACAGATATTCCTAGAATATCAGTAGCATTTAATATAGAAATTATAGATGTATATAATGATATAAAATCATTATTGAGAGACCAACATGAACACAATTGATATATTTAAAACACCTTTATTTACATGCAATCTAGATTCTACTAGAGACCTAATTCCTAAATTAGAAGAATATGCTTTACAACAAGAAAAATATAAGTCAAGTAGAAATGTAAGTAATGTTAATGGTGGACATCAAACACCTTTTATTTCAGTAGAAGATGAACCATTATATAAAAACTTAATAGATAAATTAGTACCTGAAATTAGAAATGTAGCACATCAATTTAATTATGTTGATAATTCGCAATTACAAATATTACAATGTTGGATTAATATCAATAGAAAAGGTCACCTTAATATGCCTCATACACACCCTAAGTGTGATTTTGCAGGTATATACTATATCAAGTCAGATGAAAAAACACCTATAGGATTTAAAAATCCAGATATATTAGTTAGAGAAGAAAAGTTTAAGTCTAAAGAATTTAACTGTTATAATGGACCTACTTATATGTATTATCCTAAGGTAAATGACTTCATAATGTTTCCAGCACATATAGAACATTGGGTAGACCCAAACTGGTCAGATACACCTAGAATAGCTCTAGCGTTTAATGTCAAAATAACCTGTGAAAATGAGGGATATCACGGATAAAAATTGCTTGACATTCCTCTCAATATATCCTATAATATAAGATGGCCGATTTATAAATAGTACTGTGTTAAGTGAACAGTACATTTATGGATTTGTTATATATATGGAACAATTGGGAGACACATGTTTAGTTTTAAAGGATATCAGACTAAGGCCAAAAATAAGCACTTAGAACATCTAGAGGACCAGATTATAGACAATGGTTCAAAAGGTGGTCAAAATGCTGTAAATTTTCTTGTTGCAATTCGCAACATGCTCGCTGGTAAGTCAAGTAAAAAAGTCAATATGACTGTTAAGTGGGATGGTGCCCCAGCGATTATCTGTGGTATAAATCCAGAGAACGGCAGATTCTTTGTAGGTACTAAGTCAGTATTTAATAAAGTACCTAAGATTAATTACACAAGTGCAGACATCAGAAGAAATCATTCAGGTGTTGTTGCAGAAAAACTATCAGCATGTTTAACATATCTCCGTAGAATTGTTACTAATGGTGTCTATCAAGGCGATTTATTATTTACATCAGGTGATAAAAAAACAACAGACATAGATGGCGAATCTATGATTACATTTACACCTAACACAATTACATATGCAATGCCTGTAAACTCAAATGTGGGTAGAAAAATTGCAAGTGCAAAATTAGGCATAGTCTTTCATACAAAATATTCAGGCAGAACAATGCAAGATTTACGAGCAGGATTTGGAACAGTAACGGGTGGAGGTGGCAGAAATGTTTATCTTGCCTCAGCAGGATACCGAGATACTTCCGGTTCATCTAAATTTACATCATCTGAACTAACAAAATTTGATTCACTCATTAGAATGGCACAAGGTTCACTATCAAAGGCAGGACCTATGTTAAATCAAATGGATAGTAGAGACCCAACATCAGTAGGATTTAGATTAAAAACATTTTTCAATTCTGTAATTAGAAACAGCACAGGTGGTATGGGCAAAGTTAAAACACTACAAGGACAGTTTAGAGATTATTATGAAAACTTTATTAATG